CTGGCAGGATTTTACCGGCAAGGCAGCGACCCTCGAAGGAGATGGTCGGACATTCGACGACATCGCTGGGATCGTCAGCAGCGATGCCCCCGCCAGTACCGATCCCATCGCAGAGCCCACCCACCCCTGACCATGGCGCAAGAGACATCGCCGGATTTCGGGGACACGCACCAGGCAGCCGTCCGCGAACCACCGGCACCACCTTCTGAACGGCACTGCATTGCCGGACCGCTTACAAGAATATGCCCTTCACGCGACACGCCGACCGGGCGGCCGATCAGCCTGACCAGCGCATCTCGGGCTTCTTCCGCTGAGGCACGCGGGCATGGTTGATTGGACCTGCAGCTACCGTCGCTTTCACGCGCAGCGATGCCGGACAGGCGGATACGCGGACCTTCGGCGCACCAGACCGGCCCATCGCCGTCCCAGACCCGGGTCGGCGTGCAAGTAAACGTCGTGCCTTGCGGTGCAATCACTGCGGCAGCGGCCATGATCAGAAATTCAAATATCGTCGTGTCCTCGGATTTTGGAGGCTTGGAACCGGTCAGGCGCGAGACATAGAGGAAGGCGCTCGGCCATGAAACCCGGCACAAAACCCAAGCCCACCCATCTCAAATTGGTCATCGGCAATCCAGGCAAACGGGCGCTGAACCGCAAAGAGGCCAAGGCCAAAGCGGCGATACCCGCTCCGCCGGTCCACCTCACGGCCGACGCGGTCGAGGAATGGAACCGGGTTGCAACGGAGCTCTACAATCTGGGCGTTCTCTCCGAGATCGATCGGGCGGCACTCGCGGCCTACGCGCAGGCCTACGGCCGCTGGGTCCAGGCCGAGCGCGCGATCGCCAAGATGGCCGAGAAGGACCAGCTGACCGGCGGGCTCATGATCAAAACATCGAACGGCAACGCAATCCAGAACCCGCTTGTGGGCACCGCCAACAAGGCGGCGGCGGACATGATGCGTTACGCCGCAGAATTCGGGATGACGCCCAGTGCCAGGAGCAGGATCGCGGCCGCGCCGCCAGAGGAAGGCGGCGACCCCGCCGACCGCTTCTTCGCCTGACCGGACGCTGGCTTATGCCCAGGCGGTGGTCGCGGGCGAGATCGTCGCCGGACCGCACGTCCGCAATGCCTGCCACCGGCACATTGCAGATCTCGCGCGCAAGGATGGCATCTGGTTCGACCAGACGGCTGCAAACCATGCATTTGCCTTCTTCGAGGAGGTGCTGAAGCTTTCCGAGGGCCAGTTCGAGGGCCAGCCTTTCCAGCTGGAACCGAGCCAAGCCTTCATCATCGGCTCGTTGTTTGGCTGGAAGCGCAAGGATGGCAGACGCCGGTTCCGCCGCGCCTACATTGAACAGGGCAAAGGCAACGGCAAATCGCCGATTGCTGGCGGCATTGGCGTTTACGGCATGACCGCCTGCAAGGAAGCCGGCGCCCAAATCTATGCCGCGGCAGCAAAGAAGGAGCAGGCAAACATTCTGTTCCGCGATGCGGTGAAGATGGTGCGGCAATCCCCGGCGCTGGCCCGGCGCCTGGAGTTTTCCGGCGGGCCTGGCCGCGAGTTCAACATCGCGCATCTGCCATCGGGTAGTTTCTTCCGGCCGGTGTCGCGCGACACGGGCAAAACGGGCTCCGGCCCGCGGCCATACTTTGTGTTGGCTGACGAGGTCCACGAGCTTCCGGATCGCTCGATCATCGAGATGCTAGAGCGCGGCTTCAAGTTCCGCCGCGATCCGCTGCTGTTCATGATCACCAACAGCGGTTCCAACCGCAACTCAGTGGCCTGGGAGGAACACGAACACGGTGTCCGGGTGGCAGCCGGCAACCCCGATGCGGTGACGGATCCGACTTACCTCGGGCAGGTCGTGGACGACACGACGTTCAGCTATGTCTGTGCGCTCGACGAGGGCGATGATCCGCTGACCGACCCGAGCTGCTGGATCAAGGCCAACCCACTCCTGGGCGTCACGATCACGGAGCAATACCTCTCAGAGGTGGTCGCTCAGGCCAAAGCCATCCCGGGGCAGTTAAACGGGATCCTACGGTTGCACTTCTGCATCTGGACCGACGCCGAGACAGCCTGGATGGCACGGGCAACGCTGGAACCGCTGCTCGCCGAGTTCGAACCGAAAGCTGGTCAGTCGGTCTGGCTCGGGCTGGACCTGAGCCAGAACCGAGACCTGACCGCATTGGCTGCTGTCCAGTGCAACGGCGAACAGGACGGCAAGCCCTGTTTTGATGCCTGGGTCGAGGTCTGGACGCCGGGCGATACGCTCAGTGCCAGAGTGCTACGTGACAAGCAGCCTTACGACGTTTGGGTGGCTGGCGGATTTCTGAATGCGCCGCCAGGCGAGAACATCAGCTTGCGCCAAGTGGCGCAGGCGCTGGCTGAACTGGACAGCGAATACCGCGTCGAGACCGTGGCCTACGACCGCTATGCGTTTCGCCGGTTTGAAGAGGAAGTCACCGAACTCGGGCTATCGGTCAATTTCATCGAGCATCCGCAAGGCGGCACCAAACGCGGCAAACCTCAGGACGGAATGAGCGAAGGCCTGTGGATGCCAGGATCGCTGCGGCATCTCGAAGAACTGATCCTGGAAGGCCGGATCCGGCTCAAACGCAATCCGGTGCTGATCTCCGCAATGATGTCGGCGGTCACCGAGACCGACCGCTGGGACAACAAGTGGCTCTCCAAGCAGCGGGCCATCAACAAGATCGACGCAGCCGTCGCGCTGTGCATGGCAGTGGGGGCAGCAATGGCAGGCGACACCTCCGGCTCGATCGATGATTGGCTGAAGAGCCTGCGCGCATGAACCTATTCCAGAAGGCGCTCGGATACGTCGCGCGCTTCATCGGGCTGACCGATCCACGCCTTACTCAGGCAGTCGGTGGCCGCACAACGACAACCGGCGAAATGGTCTCAACCACCTCAGTGCTGGGGCTGGCGTCCGCCTGGGCCTGCGTCAATCTGCTCGCCGGCACAATCGCCTCGCTGCCGCTCATGGTCTACCGGACACGGAGCGGCGCGCGGACGGTCGCCACTGACCATCCACTTTACCGGATCCTGCACGACAGCCCGAACGCCGACCAGACTGCGGTCGATTTCTGGGAGTTCATCTGCGCCTGCATTGAGCTTGGCGGCAATGCCTATGCCGAGATAATTCGGGGTAGCAACGGCCGGGTTGTGGCGCTCAGCGTACCCATCGCGCCCGAGATCATGACGGTGCGCCGTCTGCGCGACGGCAGCCTTCAATATGAGTGGTCTGACAATGGCGTGCGTTCGGTCGTTGCTCAAGACAACATGCTCCATATCCGGGGCTTTGGCGGCAATCCGCTGGGCGGGCTATCGACCCTTTCGTTCGGCCGCCAGACCTTCGGGCTTGCACAGGCCATCGAACGGGCGTCGGGCGATACCTTTCGCAACGGGGTGCGGCCTTCGGGCCTCTTGAAGACCGCTGACACGCTGACCCTCGATCAGCGCAAACAGGCAGAGGAATTGCTCCAGGAGAAATTCGCAGGTGCGATCAATGCTGGCCGGCCAATGCTGCTCGACCGGGGCATGGACTGGGTCCAGCTCTCGATCAGCCCGGAAGACGCGCAGATGCTCCAGAGCCGGGCCTTCTCGGTCGAGGAAGTCTGCCGGTTCTTCGGCGTGCCGCCCTTTATGGTGGGCCACACCGAGAAGACCACCAGTTGGGGCACCGGGCTCGAACAACAGACACTGGGGTTCCAGAAATTCACGCTGCGCCGGCGCCTCAAACGCATCGAACAGGCGCTCTCCAAACAGCTCCTGTCCCCCGCCGATCGCCAGGCCGGGATCGTTATCGAGTTCAACCTTGAAGGCCTGCTGCGCGGCGACAGCGGCGCACGCGCCTCCTTCTACCAGCAGATGCTGAGCAACGGCGTGATGACCATCAACGAGGTCCGCGCGCTGGAAAACCTCGCGCCTGTTTCGGGCGGCGATGTCCCCCGCATGCAGATGCAAAATATGCCCATCACCCAAATCAGCACCGGGGCCGGATCATTGCCGCCCACGCAAGCGAACGCCCCATCGGAGCCAAGACAATGAAACATCTCACCCTGACCCTCAAATCTAGTGACCTTCAGGAAACCGGCCAGTTCGAAGGCTATGCCTCGACCTTTGGCAATGTCGACCAGGGTGGCGACCTGATTGAGCCCGGTGCATTTCGGGAAAGTGTCGGCAAGGCCCGCACTGAGGGTTGGTCGATCCCGATGCTGTGGCAGCACGATCAGCGCGAGCCGATCGGCGTGTGGCGCGATATCTTCGAGGATGACCGCGGCCTGTTCGTGCGCGGCCAGCTGATCATGGACGGCGATCCGGTTGCTCAGCGGGCCTACGGCAAGCTCAAGCACGGCGCGCTTGGCGGCCTCTCGATCGGCTACACCATCCCCAAGGGCGGCGCTGCGCCTGATCCCTACAAGGCCGGTGTGCTTCGCCTCAAGAAGATCGATCTTCGCGAGATCAGCCTCGTCACCATGCCCATGAATATCGAGGCCAAGGTGACTGCGGTCAAAACCGTCACCGACGGCAGCGTGCTGCCATCCCTTCCAGAGTTTGAGAGCTTCCTGCGTGAGGCAGGGTTCTCGAAAAGCCAGGCTGCCGCAATCGCGGGCAAAGGCCTGAAATCGCTGCACCGGAGTGAGTCCGGCAGTGAGTCCCCCACCGACTTCCTGTCGGCTCTCGCCGCGCAAATTCGCGGCTGACTCCAACTCCTACGGAGCATTCCCATGACTGATACCAAAAGCGCCGAGCAGCTTGCCGGCGAAGTGAAAGCCGCGTTCGACACGCGCCACGACCAGGTCAAAGCCATCGCTGAAGAGGCGCTTGGCAAGGCAGCCAAAGGCGAGGAACTTTCCGCCGCAACCAAGCAGCTGGCGGATGAGGCGCTGACCGCGCTGAATGAAGCCAAAGCCCGCCTCGATGAGGTCGAGCAGAAGCTCGCCCGGCGGGTGGCAGAGGACGCGGCCCCGCAGTTCAAGACCATCGGCGAACGTGTCGTCTCGTCCGATAGCATCAAGCCATTCCTGAACAGCAAGACCGCTCGCGGCCGTGCCAGCGTCGAGGTGAAGGCGATCATTTCGGCGCTCACCACAGATGCCAACGGTTCGGCCGGTGATCTGATCGTCCCTGACCGTCAGCCAGGCATTGTCACGCCGGGGCAGCGCCGCCTGACCGTGCGTGACCTACTGACGCCTGGGCGCACCAACAGCAACGCGGTCCAGTACGTCAAGGAAAGTGGCTTCACCAACGCCGCTGCCTCGGTGTCTGAAACCAGCGGCGCTGCCAAGCCGCAGACCGACATCAAGTTCGATGTCGTGACCAGCAGCGTGACCACGATCGCTCACTGGGTTCTGGCAACCCGCCAGATCCTTGACGATGTGCCGATGCTGCAGTCCTACATCGACGGCCGCTTGACCTATGGTCTGGCGCTGGTCGAAGAGAACCAGCTGCTCAATGGCGGCGGCACGGGTACGGATCTGCACGGCATCTATACGCAGGCGACGGCCTTTGCGCCGCCGATTACGGTCCCGGCACCGGTGACCCGGATCGATGTCCTGCGCCTGGCCATGCTGCAGACCGCACTGTCGGAACTGATGTCCACCGGCATGGTATTGCATCCGGCCGATTGGGCGGCGATCGAACTGCTGAAGGACACCACCGGCCAGTTCATCATTGGCAATCCCCAGGGCAACCTGTCGCCGACGCTTTGGGGCCAACCTGTTGTGCCCACCCAGTCGATGGCCACCGGCAAGTTCCTGACCGGCGCCTTCCAGCTGGGCGCGCAGATCTTCGACCGCATGGATGCCATGGTTGAGATCTCGACCGAGGATGACCAGAACTTCCGCAAGAACCTTGTGACGGTGCTGGCCGAAGAGCGTCTCGCGCTCGCGGTCTACCGGCCCGAGGCCTTCGTGAAGGGCGATTTCGCTGCTGCCGCCACCGCGGCAACCAAGGTCTGATGGTGACGGGGCCGGCTCGTTCCGGCCCTTTCATCCAACGGAAGGGATGATCCATGATCCTTAAAGCCCTCGATACCCTGCACATCAGCTCGGTCAGCTCCCACAACATCCTGGCCGGCCAGAGCTTCGAGCTCGACGACCATTTCGGCCGACAGCTGATCGAACGCGGGCTTGCGGTCGAGGTCGGCGGGAGTGCGCCGGCCGCTGCTGTCACGCGTAAGTCCGGCTCGACGCACCGCACCAAGGTGGAATGATGTCTGAGATCGTCACGATCGAGCCGCCCCAGGACCGTGCCGTGACGCTCGAAGAGGCACGCCAACAGCTCCGGCTTGATGGCCGCGACGAGGACCTCCTGCTCGGCTCCAAACTGGATGCCGCCCAGGGCGAGCTTGAGCGGCAGACTGGCCTGAAGCTTTGCGAACAGGTCCTCGAACTGCAGCTGGAAGACTGGGAAGACGAAATCACCGTGCCCATCCGGCCCTGCACGGTGGCTGAGGTCCGCTACGCTGCACCCAACAGGGCAACAGTAACCCTACCAGAGACGGACTATGTCGTCCGCCGGCGCCACGGGTTCACCCGCATCCGCCCGGCATCCGGGAAATCCTGGCCGGAAGTGAGTGCAGACGGCCTGATTCAAATCACCCTGTCGGCCGGGTTTGATGAGAACGACCCTGATCTGTCGATCGCCCGCGCCGCGATCCTGGTCAAAACCGCATCACTCTTTGAAAACCGTGAAGGTGCAGCCTGTCTTGCCTTCGATGCGCTCGTGGGTCAGCTCAAATGTCGCTGGATCTAGCCTCGAAGCTCGACACCCGGATCCGGATCGAGCGCAAGTTGGTCACTCGGGACCCGCAATACGGAACCGAACAGGTCACTTGGGGACAGTATGCCTGCGTCTGGGCCGAGGTGAAGGACATTCTCCCGTCCAAGGCTGAGCGCCTGGCCGACAGTATCCAGATCGGCCGCAGGCCTGCGCGTATCCGCATCCGTTATCTAGCGGGTCTTGCAGCGGACATGCGGATCATCATCGATACACGCGTACACCAGATCATTTCCGGCCCGGCCTTGCTGGGCCGGCGTGAGGCCGTGGAGTTCATGGTCGAGGAATATACGAGCGAAGGAGCCGCGACATGACGATCCGGCTCAAGGGCGGCCCTGAATTGCTGCGGCTGCTTGATGAACTGCCCAAGAACCTCGAACGCAACATCATCCGCGGCGGCCTGCGTGCTGGCGCCAAGGTGATCCAGCAACAGGCCAAGGCCAATGTGCCGGTGAAGACCGGGCAATTGAAGCGCGCGATCGGGATCGGCACCCGAACTGATGGCGCCAAGCTCTCGTCCTACGTCAAACTGCGCGGGCGGGGCTCCTATCTCGGCCTGTTCATTGAATATGGCGTCGCGCCGCACCTGATTTCGGTCTCCGAGGCTGACAAGCCGGTGCGCGGGACCCGGCGTGGCCCGCGCAAGGTCGGCATCGGCACGATCAACAAGATGCTGAAGCGCGGCAGCCTCAAAATTGGCGAGAACTTCGTCGGTGCCGTGGTTATGCACCCCGGCCACGCCGCCAAACCGTTTCTTCGCCCCGCTCTCGACCAGAAGGCCGAGGAAGCCGTCAACGCGATGGGGGCTTACATCGCCAACCGCGTGCAGATCGGTGACCTGAAGGCACCGACCCTTGAGGTCGATGACGAATGAACGGGGTCATTGCGGTCCGCTCGCTTCTGGTGGCTGATACCGGGTTGACGGCGCTTGTCCCGGTTGCGCGGATCGCCGCTGGAATGCTGCCGCAAGGCACGGACTTGCCGGCTATATCGCTGATGTCGGTCAGCAGTGTGGATCGCAACGTTCCTGCGCCAGGCTCCAAGCGCCGGGTAACCGAACGCGTGCAGGTGACGGTGCTGGCGCGGATTTATCCCGAAACCAAAGCCATGCTCGCGGCCATCCGTAAGGCCGCTGCTGACCAGATGCCCGCAATCGACGGGCTCACCGACGTGACCGTCCACACAGATTCCGCCGGACCAGACTTCCTCGATGAGGAGACCGGCATCCACATGCAGACGCAGGATTTCCGCGTCTCATTCAACGAGGCGCGCCTGTAGCCTCACCTTCATAAGGACCCATTGCCATGCCCGTTCGGACTTCCGCCGGCACCACCTTGCGGGTGTCGGCTTTAACGCCTGCTACCTTTGACGCTACTGGCTACAATGCCCTGACCACCACGGTGGTGGGCGAAGTATCCGACCTTGGCGAGTTCGGCCGCGAGTTCAACCTCGTCACCTTCAACCCGGTCGGCAGCCGCGGCGTGGTAAAGAAGAAGGGCAGCTTCAATCAGGGCACGATGCAAATCCAGCTCGGGCTCGATACCGATGATGCCGGCCAGATCTTGCTGAAGTCCGCATCGCTGTCGGACGCCGACCACAGCTTCCTTGTCACCACCCAGAACGGCGACAAGTACTATTTCCAGGCGCAGGTCATGAGCTTCAAGGTCAACGTCGGCTCTGTCGATCAGATCACCACGGCCACCGTGACGCTGGAACTCACCACCAATTCTGCCGGTGTAGGCATTGTTGAGGTCCTGGCGCCTTAAATTGCTGATGGTGCGGATGGCGGGACTCGAACCCGCACGAGGATACCCTCACAAGATTTTAAGTCTCGGGCGTCTACCATTCCGCCACATCCGCGCCGCGACATCGGCATGGTGCGGGCGAAGGGACTCGAACCCCCACGCTGTTCGGCGCCAGAACCTAAATCTGGTGCGTCTACCAATTCCGCCACGCCCGCACTCGGGCTGGCCTTTCCCAGATCATGCCCAAATTGCCAAGGAGAACATGCATGTTCGACATCACGACGCTCGCCGCCACCGATACCTCGACCCTCGAACTGGTGGGCGGCGACGACGCCCCGCTTTTCGACGAGAAGGGCAAGCGCCTCTCGATCACGGTCTACGGCCCGGGCTCGAAGGTCTACCAACGCGCGCAGGCACGTCAGCAGAACCAGCTGATGGACAAGATCAAAAAGCGCGGAAAGATGGATCAGTCCGCTGAGGAGAAGCTCGCCGAACAGGCCGATTTTCTGGCCGCCTGCACGGTCAGCTTCAACGGCTTCACCTATCCGCCCGCTGAGGGGCTGGAAGGCCAGGAGCTGTTCCGCAAGGCCTATGCCGATCCCTCGATCGGGTTCATCGCCACCCAGGTTGCCGCCCATATCAATGACTGGGCAAATTTTACGAAGAGCTCGGGGCAGAGCTGAGCCTCTACGTCCGGCAACTGGCGTGGCTGGGCACGGCGCCCAAGCCGCGCTCACCCAAGCAGGCCAAACCCGACGCTGACACCGATCCGCCGACCCGGCTGCAGCGGATGGTCATCGACGATCTTACCCCCGACTTTCCGCCCATCCGCACCCCATGGGTAATCGATTGGATTATGGAAGTGGGCCCAACCGATCCCGGCGCGATGGGCGCAGTCCCCATCTCATGGGCCACTATCGGCCAGTGGCAGCACTGCATGGGGCTCGACCTTCCGCCTTGGCTGGTGCGCCTGCTGCGGCGCCTTTCGGTCGAATTCGTCGCGGAAACTGTCCGCGCCCGCGAGCCGGATTGTCCGCCGCCATGGACTGCCACCTCCGTCCTCAACCGCGATGAAGTGTCCCGCAAAGTGTCCAACGCCTTCCGGGCGCTGATGATGTCGAAGGAGCCAGCAACGTGAAAGCAGGCACCCTCGAAATCGAAATGCTCACCAACGTCGCCCGGCTCCAGAAAGAGATGGCTGACATGAAGCGCACGGTGGCAGGCGCGATGGGCGACATGGCAGACAGCGCCTCGCGTGCAGACCGGGCGCTCAATGCGGTCGGAGGCGGCGGTGTCACGCGCATGGGCGGCTCGGCCAAGCTCGCTGGGCACCATGTCCAGAACCTTGTCTTCCAGCTAAACGACATGGTGGTCGGGCTGTTCTCCGGGCAGAAACCGATGACCGTGTTCATGCAGCAGGGCACGCAGATCGGGCAGATCGCAATGCAGGCCGGTGTCGGCATCGGCGGCATGGCCCGGGCGCTGCTCGGGCTTGCCGCCAGTGCTACCGCTGCCGCGCTGACCAACCCTTATCTGCTCGCAGCCGCTACCGCCGCCGGCATCGCGTTTGGCGCATTCAAGCTGTTCCAATCTAGCGTGAAGCAGACGGGCGAGCTCGACCGCTATGCGCAAAGCCTCGGCCTCACCAAGAAGGAAATGGAAAAGCTGGGGCCCGTCGGGATAACCGTCGGCGATATCATGAAGGGGCTTTGGAAGACCGCCTCGGATGGTCTGAACCTTGGTCCTGTATTCTCGACCCTCAAGGACTGGGCGGTCATGGCCTTTGAGGCCGTGATGACGGTTGGCAAATACGCGATCGCCTTCATCTATGCCAGCTGGGTCGGCGGGTTCAACGCGATCCGCGTGACCTGGGCAACATTGCCCAGCGTGGTCGGCGAAGCCGCCGTGGGTGCTGCAAACCTTGCGATCAGCGGGACCGAGTATCTCGCCAACAAAGCGATCGCAGCGCTCAACTGGCTCGCCGAGTGGGTGAATCCGGTGCTCGACCGCGTCGGGCTTGCCACCATCACCCGCATCGAGAGCGTGGCCCTCCCGCGCATGGAAAACAGCTTTGCTGGCTCTACCGCGCGGATGGGTACTCAGGTTCGGGACGAGTTCAGCTCGGCCTTTGGCGATGCCATGGGCATGATGGATGCCTTCTCAGCCAAGTGGCGAGAGAACAGCATTGCCGCAGCCAAGGCTCGGCTAGCGGCCAAGGCGGAGGAGATCCGCGGGGACAAGACCGACAAGGCCGCCAAAGGGCCCAAGACGACCGAAGCCGAACGCGCACTCCAGGCTGCCCGCGACTTTGCCGCCAATCTTGCGCTCGAGACCGCCAAAATCGGCAAGACGCCGCTTGAGATCAAGCGGATGGAAGCCGCGATGGCGGCACTCAAGGCCCCGACCGACCAAGCGCGCATCGCCATCCTTGAAGCTGGCGAAGCCTGGGAACAGGCGACCCGCGCTTTTGCTTCATCCGAGTTCCTGCGCCAGGCAGTCGGCCCGCTCGAACAGCAGGTTGCCCTGCTTGGCCAGTCCGCGCGGGCGCAGGCAGTCGCCAATCTTGAGGCGGAGCGCGAGCAGATTGTGCTCGAACGCGGCGCTGGAGCCTGGGAACGATATCGGGCCGCGCGCACCCGCCTGATGGAGGCTGACTTTGCCCAAACGGATCAGGAACATTTCCTCGCAAGCCTCGATGACATGGTCTCGGCCACCGAAGCTGCGGCTCAGGGCATGGCCGATGCTTTCGGTTCAGTTGGCGGCGCGATTGGCGGCATCACCGTCGAGATCACCCGTTTTGCCTCTGCGCAGGTAGCCGCTGCTAGCCGCGTCGCCGACGCCGAGCGTGAATATGGGAGGTCCTCGTTCCAGTACGCGGACGCGCGCACGGCGCAAGCCTCGGCCGATATCAATCACTATGGAAACCTCGCCTCGGCGGCGAAGGGCTTCTTCAAGGAAGGCTCCGACGGCTTCAAAGCCATGGCATCCGCTGAAAAGGTCTTCCGCGCCTTTGAACTGGCGATCGCCATCAAGAACGCTGCTGTGAAAATAGGCCTGATCGGCGCGCAGACAGCCGCTAAGGTCACTTCGGATACGGCCATGGCGGTGTCCGACACCGCGCGGGCCGGCGTCGAACAGGGCAACTCGATTATTACAACGGGCATCAAGGCGGTTGAAGCCGTGGTCAACGCCATTCGCTCGCTGCCTTTCCCGCTCAACATTGCCGCCGGTGCGGTCACCGCAGGCGTCATCGCCTCGCTCGGCATCGCAATTGGCGGTGCCTTTGGTGGCGGCGGGGCCAAGCCTAAGCCTGCCAATGATGGAACCAGTACAGTCTTCGGCGACAGCACGGCCAAATCGGAGAGCATTGCCAAGGCTATCGATCATCTGCGCGAGGTCGACACGCTGACCATGCGCTATTCCGCTGCGATGCTGACTTCGCTGAAAAGCATTGAGGCCAGCATTGGCGGGCTTACCAACCTCATCATCCGCACCAATGGCATGGAGTGGTCTGCCGCCGGCATCCAGACCGGCACCAAACTCACCGGGCTTTTGGGCACGGCCAATTCGATGCTGACTGGCATCTCCAACTTTGCCAGCGGCAAGACAGGCTCGCTGATTGGTGCCGGCATCGGGATGGCGATCGCGGGGCCGATTGGCGCTGCCATTGGCTTCTTGGGCGCCAAGCTGCTGGGCGGTCTGGGCAAGGTCCTTGGCAGCATCGTCACAGCTCTGTTTGGCACCAAGACCAGCATCGTCGGCCAGGGCATTTATGGCGGCGCGCAGTCGCTCGGTTCGATCATGTCGGGCGGTTTTGACGCGAGCTATTATTCTGACGTCAAGAAGACCAAGAAGTTCCTCGGGATCAGTACAGGCTCGAGCTACGGCGTCCAGTACACCGCGGCTGACGCCGAACTCGAGCGCCAGTTCAGCCTGATCTTCGAAGGCTTCTACGGCGCGATCTCGGCGGCTGCCGGCCCGCTGGGAATGTCGCTTGGCGAGGTGCAGTCGCGCCTTTCCGGGTTTGTGGTCAACATCGGCAAGATCGATTTGAAGGGCCTGACCGGGGCCGAGATCCAGGAAAAGCTGACCGCAGTCTTTGGCGCGGCCGCGGACAATCTCGCCCGCACTGCGGTGCCAGGGCTCGAGCAGTTCCAAAAGGTTGGTGAAGGCTATTTCGAGACGCTGGTACGCATTGCCTCCAGCATCGAAGCGGTGACCACTACGCTCAGCCTTCTGGGCACCTCAGTTGAGGGTCTGAGCGTCAGCGCCAAGATGAATCTGTTCGACCTGTTCGGTTCGGCCGGCGACATGGCGTCTGCCACAGGTGAGTATTTTGCTCTCTATTACACAAAGGCCGAACAGGCGTCAGCGCAGACCGCGCAGATGGCCAGGGTCTTTGACAGCCTAGGGCTTGCGCTTCCCGGTAGCATCGCGGGGTTCCGCGCGCTGGTCGAAGCGCAGGACCTTACCACCTCATCTGGACAGGCCGCTTACGCAGCGCTGATCCAGTTGGCACCGGCGTTCGCCGATCTGGTCGGCGCGGCGCAGGATGCCGCTAGTGCCGCTGCCATCCTCGATGAGCGGTTGTCACTCGAGCGGCGGATGCTGGAACTCCGGGGCGATACTGCAGCGCTGCGTGCGCTCGACCTTGCCCAGATCGATATGTCCAACAAGGCGCTGCAGGAACAGGTCTGGGCGCTTGAAGATCAGCAAAAGGCCGCTGAGGATGCTGCCAATGCCGCGGATAAGCTCCGCAATGCATGGGCCCAAATAACCGATGGACTGATCGCGGAGATTAAGCGGATCCGGGGCGTGATGAGCGATACGCCGACCAACTATGCCGCGGCACTGGGCGCGTTTAACAACGCCTCGATGCTGGCGCGGGCGGGTGACCAGGAAGCGGCCAACGCGCTGCCGGGTTTGAGCCAGGCTCTGCTCGCGGTCGCAGCCAACACCGCACGGTCGGCAGAAGATCTGGGCCGGCTTCAGGGCCTGACCGCGGCGAGCCTCGAACAGACACTGGCGATCATCAGCCAGGCGAGCGGAACGGAACCCAGCGCTGCGACATCCGCGGCCACAACGCCCAGTTGGTGGGATCAGTTCACTGCCAATCAGATGGGGACGCCAAGCATTCCGGCCAACGACGGCCAGAGCGCGATGATCGATGAACTCAAAGCGCTCAAGCAGGAGGTGTCTGACCTGCGCGGCGAACAGCGGATCGCCGCAGCAACGATCGCGTCGGGTACTAGCAAGACCGCCCGTATCCTCGAACGGGTGACGCCGGACGGTGATGCCCTCGCGGTGAGGACGGCGGCATGAAGCTGATCCGCCCTGCCACGCTGACGGATGCCATGCTGACCAGCAGCACCGCGGCTGAGAACGACCACCCTGTTTGGGCAGCCGGTACAGCCTATGCGGTGGGCGCGCGGGTCATCCTGACCGTCACCCATAGGCGCTATGAGGCGTTGGCAGGTTCTACTGGCGTGAACCCGGCCAGCGATCCGACCAAGTGGCTGGATCTTGGACCGACCAACCGCTGGGCTATGTTCGATGACCGGGTGGGGACAGCTACGACCCAGGCCGGAAGCTTGCAGGTCGTGCTCGCACCAGGCGCCACGGACGGGGTTGCGCTCATTGACACTGATGCGGAGAGCGCGACGGTTTCGCTCACGGTTTCGGGCACGCAGCTCTATTCGAAGACCCAGAGCTTCAATGCCGGCGGCAATGCGATCGATAGCTGGTTCGCTTGGTTCTTCGAGCCGCTGGGCAAGAAAAGCAGCCTGCTGTTCCTCGATATCCCTGTCTACGAGACTGGCGTGCTGACCGTCAGCATGACCCGCGACAACCCTGCTGATCTGGTCTCCTGCGGGACATTGCTGGTCGGGCGTCAGTTCGACATTGGCGATACCGAACATGGGGTCGATCTCGGGATCATCGATTATTCCCGGAAAGAAATCGATCAGTTTGGGGTGACCTCGGTGGTCGAGCGCGCCTTTGCCAAGCGGATGACGGCCCGGGTCGTCATGCAAACTTCAGCAATCGACGATGTGCACCGCACTCTTGCCGCCATCCGGGCAACACCGGTCCTGTGGATCGGATCGGAGAGCTTCGAGAGCCTGACTGTCTTCGGCTTCTACAAAGAGTTCTCGATCGACCTTGCTTACCCGACAGTCAGCTACTGCAGCCTGACTATTGAAGGCCTGACCTGATCCACCCTGAGGGTATCCCATGCCGATAACTGCTTTGCCGACGCCGCCCACCCGGGCGGACGCGACGAATTTCAACGCGCGCGCTGACGCCTTCCTTTTCGCGCTGCCGAACTTTGCCACTCAGGCTAATGCGCTCGCCAGCGAAGTGAACGGCTATGCCAGCAATGCCGCGGCAAGTGCTGCGACCGCCACCAATGCGCCAGGCACCAGCGCGACCAGCACCACTTCGCTTGCCACAGGCACCGGATCCAAATCGCTCACCGTCCAGACGGCCAAGGCCTTTGTGGTGGGGCAATGGGTGACGGTTACAAGCACGGCCTCACCCGCAAACTGGATGCACGGTCAGATTACCGCCTACACCAGCGTCACCGGCGCGCTTGTCGTCAACGTGTCTGCAGTTGGTGGCAGCGGCACGTACGCTGCCTGGACGATTGGGCTCAGTGCGCCCGCGCAATCCAGCGCCGCGCTGCTCTCCACAGCCAGTTATGCCGATCCTGCCTGGCTGACGTCGCTTGCCGCCTCCAAGCTCGCCGGCACGGTGCTTGTTGCTGGCGGCGGCACGGGCGGGACAACAGGGGTCGAAGCGCGCGCCAATCTCGATGTGCCATCGAGGAGCGGTGTGGGTGCTTCTGGCACATGGGGCATCTCGATCAGTGGGAGTGCGGCAAGTGCCAGTGCCGCAACCACGGCGACCGTTGCAGGTACCGCCAATGCGCTCAACACCGCCGGCCATTATCAGGTGGGTTCGCTGGGCATCGGGATAACTGCCCCGGGCATTGCCGGCGAGATCCGTGCGACCGGTGACATCACAGCCTATTTTGCCTCCGATGCGCGGCTCAAAGAGCATGTCCGGCCGATCGCTGGTGCGCTTGATATTGTGGGTAGCATCGGAGGAAAGCTGTTTGACTGGCGCGATGATCATATTGCGGCGCGCGGCGGCGAAGACGGGCTGTTTGTGCGCAAGGCCGACTTCGGTGTCATCGCCCAGGATGTCGAGCGGGTGTTCCCTTTGGCAGTTCGTACTCGCCCAAACGGCCAGATGGCCGTTGACTACGCCAAACTGACCGCAGTCGCGTTTCAAGCCATAGCCGACCTCAAGGCTGAACTTGATGCCTTGCGAGCGCAGCGAGGCGCTCCAATCCCGCCCGGAGACTGAGCATGTCCAACAAGGACCCCGCTGTGGAAATGGCGCTGATCCGCGCTGACCTTGAAGCGGTCCAAGCTGAGCTCAAGGCGGTGCGCAAGGAACTGAAGGACCTGCTCGAGGCCTGGAACACGGCCACTGGCGTCGTGCGCTTCGTCAAATGGCTCTCGACCCTTGTTGCCGCGATCGCGGTGATCACGGCTGCGTTCAAGGGCTTTTCTGGCCGCTAACCTCCTGAAGGAGATACCCCATGAACCCTTTGCCGCCGGCCTATTGCTGGCTCGATGACCTGTCCCCATTGCCCCGCATGCTGGCAGAAGCCCGTAAGCTCTACGGCACCTTCGAGGGTCCAGGCCCTGCCAGTAATCCGCTGATCATCGACTGGGCCAAGGAGGTCGGCATGGCGCGCACCTATCTCGAGGATGGCATTCCCTGGTGCGGCCTATTCATAGCAGTGGTCGCCAAGCGCGGCGGCAAGCCAGTCGTCGAAGACCCGCTCTGGGCGCGCAACTGGGCCAAGTTCGGCAAGGCTGCCGATAAGGCGCAGCTCGGCGACGTGGTCGTGTTCCGCCGCGGGCAGGCCTCGGGCCATGTTGGGCTTTATGTTGGCGAGGATTACGGCGCCTACCATGTACTCGGCGGTAACCAGTCCGACGGCGTGACCATCACCCGGATTGCCAAGGATCGCTGCATTGCCGTGCGGCGGCCGGCCTATCGCAAGCTGCCTGTGACCTCGAAACCCATGCAGCTTGCCGCCACCGGCGCACTCTCAGTCAACGAAGCCTGAGTGCTCGGCCACCCGCTTGCTTACCCAGGTAAGCAAGATCAACCGCCCGCCTTTTGGCGGGCTTTTTATTGGAGAACTGACATGGAAGACTTGAAGCCGTGGTGGACCTCGAAGGCCATCTGGACCGGCGTCATCGGCAGCCTCTGGGGCGTGGCCGGAGCAATCGGCATTTTACCGCAAGGTCTCAGCCAAGCTGATGTCCTGACCCTGGTTCTGGCGCTGACCGGCATCGGCGGCGTGCTGTTCCGCAAGACGGCGACCACTCGGATCGGCTGATCCCAATTCAGCCCAACTGGCGGAGGTCTTGGCCTCCGCCAACCCTTTCTGAGGCAGGTGCAATCATGACCAGGCTAGCTATCCGCCGTGGCGGCACCAGACGGCTGCGCGCCACGCTCTATGCCGATCTCGCCGCAGGTGATCGGCGAGACCTGACCGCGCTTTCGGCGCTTGTTGTCGATCAGAGCCCCAACATCGCTGTGCCGGCTATCACCATTCGCTCGCCGCCAACTTTCGGCGAAATCGAAGTGCTGTGGACTGACGAGCAGACGGCCCATCTTAAACCGGGGGCTGGCCGGGTCTGGTTGGTTATCGGCCTCGAAAACGGTGAAGGGGAGCGTGAGGTCCTGCCGGTCTTCACGTTCGATGTCGAATGACGAGCACGATCCAGATCCTGGAGACGGTGCAGACCATCGTCATCGAGCCCCAGGGCATTGCTGGTCCGCGCGGGAACCCAGGCGCCATCGGCGCCCAGGGTCCCCAGGGGCCACCCGGTCCACTCAGCGCACTCAACGATCTGTCTGACGTCGATCTCACGCAGCCCGAGGGCGGCGACGTCCTGATTTTCTCATCCCCCGTCAACCGGTGGACCAACACGAATTCGGCCAGACTGGTCGATGGAGGTAATTTTTAATGGCCAACACGCTTCGTATCAAACGCCGCGCTGCAGGCGGCGCAGCCGGCGCTCCGGCATCGCTTGCCAATGCCGAGCTCGCATTCAACGAGCAGGACAACACCCTCTACTACGGTACGGGCACCGGCGGGGCTGGCGGTACGGCGACCTCGGTCATCGCCATCGGCGGCCCGGGCGCTTTTGCTGGCCTGTCCGGCGATCAGACCATCGCTGGGGTCAAGACGTTCTCGAGCACGATTGCCGGTTCGATCTCGGGCAATGCCGGCACAGCGACTGCGTTGGCCACGTCTCGTACGCTGGGTCTCTCTGGCGATGTAACCGGCACCGCCTCGTTCAACGGTACCGCAAATGCGACCATTGCAGCGACGCTCGCGAATAGTGGCGTCACCGCTGGCTCCTATGGTTCGGCGACACAGGTCGGCCAGGTCACGGTCGATGCCAAGGGCCGGGTCACGGCCGCCAGCAACGTCGCGATCACGTTCCCGGTAACTTCGGTTGCAGGGCGCACTGGTGCCATCACGCTCTCGACCAACGACGTCTCTGAAGGCGCCAACCTCTATTACACCGATGCCCGCGTGCGCGCCAACCGGCTCGACCAACTGGCCGCGCCCACTGCTGCGCTGGGGCTTAACAGTCAGCGCATAACCGGGTTGGCTGACCCGACTGGGGCGCAGGACGCTGCGACCAAGAACTACGTGGATCTGACGGTTCAAGGGCTCGATCCCAAGGCGTCAGTGAAGGCGGCCACAACCACGAACATTGCCGCGCTATCCGGCACCATGACCATCGACGGGGTGGCGCTGGTCGCCGGCGACCGTGTGCTGGTCAAAGACCAGACCACTGCCAGCGCGAACGGCGTCTACATCGTTGCGGCCAGCACCTGGGCGCGCGCGCTCGATCTCTCGATTTGGGATGAGCATGTTGCAGCTTATCTGTTCGCCGAACAGGGCACGGTCAACGCCGACGTAGGGTTCTTGTGCACTGTTGATGCAGGCGGCACGCTGGGCACCACCGCGATCAGCTTTGTGCAGTTCAACGGCGCCGGGCAGATTGTTGCTGGTAACGGCCTGGTCAAGACCGGCAACACGCTGGAGGTCGGCGCTGGCACCGGGATCGCGGTTGCCGCCACCACCGTTGGTCTGACTGGCCAGGCGCTTGCGCTCCATAATCTTGCCGCAAACGGGATCATTGCCCGCACGGCAGCCGGTACGGTGGCAGCCCGCACGCTGACCGCCGGTTCGACCAAGATTGCGGTCACCAATGGTGACGGCGTGGCTGGTAACCCGACTATCGACGTCAACGAAGCCAACCTGACGCTGGGCAATATCGGTGGCACGCTTGGCGTGGCCAAAGGCGGCTCTGGCGCAGCCACGCTGACCGGTTACCTGAAGGGCAACGGTACCGCTGCGTTCACGGCTTCTGCCACGATCCCCAACACGGATATTTCCGGCCTCGGCACCATGTCGACGCAGGCGGCCAACAATGTAGCGATCACCGGCGGCTCGATTGACGGCATCACCGTAGACGGGGGCTCGTTCTGATGCCGAGCCGCATTCTGATCAAGCGGTCTTCAACCGCATCCAGCGTGCCAACCGCTGCTTCGCTTCAGACGGGCGAACTGGCGGTCAACCTGGCCGATCAACGGCTCTACTCGAAGACCGCAGGCGGCACAGTGGTCCAGGTGGGCTTTGGGAACCTGACCTCCGCCATGGTGACGACAGCGCTGGGGTTCACGCCCTATAATGCCACCAACCCCAGCGGCTACATCACCAGCAGTGGGTCTATCACCGGCTCGTCCGGGTCTTGCACCGGCAATGCTGCGACAGCGACTAGGTGGGCAACCGGGCGGACCATTGCTCTGACCGGCGACGTGACCGGGACTAGCGGCAGCTTCGATGGCTCTGGCAATTTGTCGTTCGCGGCAACGCTAGCCAACAACGGGGCCACAGCCGGGACCTATCTTAAGGTCACCGTAGACGCCAAAGGGCGGGTGACGGCGGGTTCCTCGATGACGTCTGGCGACGTGACCAGTGCGCTTGGGTTTACGCCGGCCAACAAGGCGGGAGACAGCTTTACGGGAAGCATATCGGTGTCCGGATCGATCACCGCTACCGGCGATGTAACTGCGTTTTCCGATGCGCGGCTTAAGGTAGACATCGAAAGCATCGCGGGCGCGTTGGACAAGGTCCGCAAGCTTCGCGGGGTGACGTTCACACGGCGCGATAGCGGTGCCCGCGGGCTTGGCGTGGTGGCGCAAGAATTGGCGCCTATCGTGCCTGAGGCCGTCCACACCCATGACGATGGGCTCCTGTCCGTCGCTTACGGCAATTTGGTTGGTCTGTTGATCGAAGCTGTCAAAGAGCTTGCTGACCACAGTCAAAGCCAGGCGCTCGCCATTGCCAAGCTGGAGCCCCAGCCATGACCCTACAAACAACGGGTGCGATCTCTCTCGGCAATGTCGGAACCGAGCTCGGCCGTGCGACCGGCACCATCACAGCCCTTGGTGAAACCGCTGTCCGCAATCTGGCTGGCTTGCCTTTCGGGGCGATCAAGCTGTCCGACCTTTATGGCAAGTCGTCGATCGCATTCACGCCCGGCGGCGGCCTGTCGAGCGGTTCGCCGGTAATGCTGAGCGATTGGGCTGCCGGCGCTGGCCAGGCGTTGATCACCATCCAGTGTACGCAGTCTGCTGTCTGGACATGGTCTGGCGCGGGTGGGCCTGGTTCGTACGTAAGCGTAGCGTCCGGCGGGAACTCAACAGCGATAACCTTCAGTCTAACTAACATCGGCTATGTCATCCGGCAGAGCTTCTGGACGGTCAGCGGAACCGCCGGAGGCATAACCCGACATTGGCAGGTCGAACTGCTCCATGAGGGATATGCGTGATCAAGCGAATAGTTGGGGAAACAGGGCTTCACTGGTGGTCACGAAGATTAATCTCGCTGTAACAACAAGAGTTTAAATCGAGAATCGGTTGACGCATTCGGCATTGATCAATCTTTCCTCCAGAAATGGTGGGCTTGGGATGGAGAGGAATTGCTCTAGCCGTAACGGCTGCCAGAGGTATGAGTGTCCTCAAATGGCATAGATTGTGGGTCGATCGGTTCGCTAGGCCTGCGCCGCATATGAAGAGGTTCAGTCCACCTTATCTATGCCAAATGAGGACATTTGTGCATGGATTTATCAGTCGTCCAATTTCGATTGCCTGATATAAGGGTGATCGAGAAGGGCGGGGCCTATGCGTTACGGGAGGGCAGAACGACTGATACAGCTTGCACTTGAGATGCAAGCCGCGAAGGGCGGTGTTTCTATCGCTGAAATCGAGGAGAAGTTCGAGGTTAGCCGGCGAACGGCCATCCGAATGCGTGACGCGGTCTTGAGGGCCTTCCCCCAAGGCAGCAAAATTGAAACGGGTGAGCGAGCGAAGCGTTGGGCTTTGCCCAGGACCGCGGCCCAGACTTTCGTCGATGTGACCTCGGATGATTTGGCCAATCTCGAGGTGGCGGCGGAGGCGATGCGAAAAGCGAACCTTCAAACGCATGCCGAAGGCCTGCGCATGCTTGGTGCCAAAATTCGTAATTCCCTCTCCACAGGAAGTTTGCCCCACATCGAACCGGATCTCGAGGCGTTGACCGAAGCTGAAGGGATCGCATTGCGGCCTGGGCCGAAGCCATTCATTTCTCCGCAAACAATTGAGACACTGCGCACTGCCATCAAGTCATGTAGGAAGGTGACGTTTCGGTATGCTTCAAGGGCGGGAGGCAAGGCTCTTGAACGCACTGTATCGCCCCTCGGGTTCCTCTACGGGCATCGCCACTACCTCGTTGGTGTCGCAAATGGGGGCAGTGATGTTCGTTTTTACAGTCTCCCCGCCATAGCGAATTTGAAGCTGGAGGACGAAAGTTTTGAGCGGGATAAGAATTTCACCTTAAGGGAATTTATTTCCAATTCATTCGGCATCTTTGAGGAAGAACCATACGATGTTGTTTGGAGATTCTCTAAAGTGGCCGCACCAATGGCCAAGCAATTCGTGTTTCATCCGAGTCAAGATGCTGAAGAAGATGAAGCAGGAAGGCTGATTGTGCATTTCAAGGCGGGGGGGCTTTTGGAAATGGCTTGGCATCTGGTCAAATGGGGAGATGAAGTTGAGGTTTTATCACCACAAAAATTGCAGGAAATGATGCCTACAGTTCCATTCTCATGGCCGGCTCTTCCATAACGGGATTGGCGGAATTTATGCCTTCAGACAAAGAACTTAGAACGCTATTCAGTATGAAGGCTGACGAAATAGAGGATGCTTTTCACAAGAGCGATAAAAATCCGCAGTTTGTTCAAGAAGTAATCAGAGAGTTGGGTCGAAGGAAAACAATGAGGTCAAGAACACTCCTGGATTTTGTGAAAAGAGCGGTGGGAGCCTTCCGCAATCAACAAGTTGATAGCGTCAATACCCTCGCTCCCAGTTCCTCCAGTGCCTTTGGTGAGATGGAGACGGAGGGAAGCCCATTAGTTGACGAGCCGGAGCTGGCGGCAACTCTGGATTCAACTGAAATCCTTGGGATCCCAAAACAAGAGCTTGAGCCTACTCAATCGATTCATTTTGTAGATACGGTCTTTGGCGCTGAAATCGAACCTATTTCATATCCTGTGGACGTAGCTGAAGGCAGTGCATCTAGTGCGCCCAGTTTGACGGCGTCGGACCTTGCTCCTTTAGAAGAGCTCGGTGAAGGTGAGTTGGCGATCGGGATTTATGATCAATCCATTGAAATGTTGATCAAGGCGAGCACTGTGGGTACTCGCTTAAGCAACTGCTCTGACGATAAATATTTTCGTTCTACAACCCTGCGGTGGGCGCTTGAAAACCGGCTCGAGTTTGAGAATGCGTGCATCAAGGTTCCCAATTTCGGACGAACAACCCTCGCTGAGCTCCTTAGGCTCGTTGACGCATTTGCTGAAAAAGGGGCGAATGAAGGGGCTGATTTTTCAGGTGGTATAGAGACGCGTTTCGTCTCCGGAGAGCTTCCGCTGACCCCGCCGGAGACTACGACGCTTAGTGAGTTCGTCATGTCCTCCGACGCCTCCGTGCGGCTGACGAATTGCATTTCACGCTCCCACCTTGCCGGGATGACCGTAGCCGCTGCAATATCCGATCTTGCCAAACTAGAACTTGAATGTCGCAAAATATCGGGGATGGGCCGAACTTCGATCCACGAGCTTCAAGATATTTTGGCCCGAGTGTTCCCGGCGCAATCGCTGAAGGTGAAGGCAGGCGAGAGTTCAGAGCCTTATCCAGCCAGCCTGAGCGGTCTTCTCTTGAAGGCCCTAGCCAAACTTTTCAGTGACATCACTCTTGAGCAAATTTGCGGGTTTGTCGGTACTCCCGCTCGAGTGGCAAATGGAATTCAGGCATCAGAGTTTGGGGGGCGCCCGCTCGGTGAACTGTTCCTGGACTGGCCTCAAATTCGCAGGGAAATGACCCGGCAAAAAAACCTTGGTCGTACCAGCCTCGAGAAACTCACCAAGATCTGCTCAGATCTTATCGTGAGGTTCCTTCAAACGGCATATGTCGCAGAGGATGCATCCAAGGCAGCGGCAGATTTCCTTCTGATCCGGACACCCATTTCAGATGAGCTGTCAGCGGATTTGATCGGCACTCTGCAGGGCATTGCTAATTTCAAAATTTCAGATCTCGCTGTCTCTGAAGTTGTTCCACCCGATGAAATGGCAGAACGGCTACTTTCCGGGCTCAAAGCGCGTTCTCGAGAGGTGATCGAGAGACGGTATGGGATCGGTCGCCAGCAGGCTGAAACTCTAGAGCAGATCAGTGCGGACCATAATGTCACCCGAGAGCGGATCCGCCAGATTGAGAAGAAGGCACTCGGAGCTTTATCCGTAACCGCGAAACTTCTGCCGATAGCGGAGTGCCTTTTTGCCTTCGGCGACAAGGCTTGGATCAGCCTAGGTGGCGATAAGGGGTACCTCAGCCAAAATGATGTTAAGAATGTCAGGGGGCTGCCAGCAGAGTTCATTTTTCTGTCGGATGTGGCAGGCGTGACCCTCGATGGGTGGCTTGACAACTATGGAAGGCGCTGGGGAGGCGGCTGGTGCAGCAAAGCGACCGACATTGCCGAGCTGGATGCCATTGCGTCGTCGATTGAGGATGAGTTGAAGGGCAAGCCACTGCCAAGGCCCTGCCCCCGTCTAGGTTTATTTTCTGAGGCCGATTTGACGGCTGTTGTCGTTGAGTTGAAGCTTGGTAAGCGGCTTTACGGCGGGTACATCTTGGAGGCTGACCGGGGAACGCGTCTCGTGAGGCGTGTTGTCGAACTTCATAATATGTTTGGATCAGATGCGCGCCCCATAGATGTGGCTGAATTGGTCCAGAGGTTGTCTGCAAAGGTGAACAGCCCCTCCATTTCAATTAGATATATTTCAGCGATTATGTCTCGGTACCCTCACCTTTTTCTGGAAGGGGATGATGCAGAGTGGTTTGGTCTCGGCGCAAAGGAAAATTCGGGCGGCGCAAGTGAGTTTGAGTTTGCACCTCTGTCTTCGTTCGAAGGGGATGATGGGGAGGATACCTTCACCATGGCAGGCTTCCTCAAGGGGATCCTCGAGCGCACAGGGCCGATGAAATTTACGGATATTGTCACTGAGGCGCAAAAAACACTGCCATCAGATCGCTCGATCGCCAGCGTTGGACCAACCATGCTGATGCACCGCGAGGTCTTTGTAAGAGCCTTGCCGGGCGTATACGGCCTTCATCAGGCGATGCCCGGTGAGGACGAGCTATTGCTTAGGCCCCCAACATATCTTCTTAATGAGGAGCAGGGACGACTTTTTGCGCTGGGCCGGCGAGCGGGAGAGCCGTGGGGTGCATTCAGGCTTTGGACGCCAGCTGCAGAATATGCCCTCTGCAGATGGGCAAAAAGGCATGCTCATTCGGCGTTGTTCGAATCTCTTCTCACAGTCGCCTCAGTTGAGGAATGGCCTGTCCACGATCAGGAAAAAGCTGAGTGGAGACAGATCATCGATGTTCGTGGCGGTAAGTTCCATCTGCATTTCGAGCCACGCTCTGAGGTGGGCTATGCACTGCCTGACATGTGTCGTCTCCTTGCGGCCTGTCTCGAGGCGAAAGCCTTTGGAAAATTTAATTGGATCGTTGGGAACCGCATACTCAACAGAACAGCCGATGCCCACATTTCGGCTGGGATGGTTGCGATGATGAACGCCCTTGGCGCACTGCAATTTGATCCGTCGAGCAATTGGCAGATGCTGCAAATGCGTGGGCCACGCCTGAACGAAATTGTCAGCCAGCTTGAGGATGAACTGCACAATTTTGGGGAATTGAATTGGCAAAGCCCCTTGGGCCGTCAACTGATGCAGGAGGCGCGAGAGCGTGGGGCAACGATGGGCGGCTGGATGAATGAACGCCTGCTGTTGTCGATGATTGACGGGGCTGAAGTGGTTAATCCTGCTTTGAGCATCGAGGAAGATCTAAGCGATTTGGACAAATTGCTTCTCGAGTTTCGACAGCTGACCGAAGCAAAGATGCTGGATCAAATTATGGACGATCTTGCCACGTCAGACCACTTAGATCCATGAACAGGAAGTGAGCGGTCCCAGCATGTCATCGCCTGCCACACAAACCCAATTAAGCCAGCGGATTTTAGAATTGCTTGGCCACTATCGCTCAGGTTCCAGCACTCTCGGCGTAGAGTTTTTTGCGCCCTGCCTGAAGGAGGCGGTTCGTTATAGGAGAGCGGCTGGATATTTTTCCAGCTCCGCTCTTGTAACTTGGGTTAGTGCTTTGCCACATTTGGTGGCGGATGATGGATTAAAAATTCAGTTAATTGCTTCGCCTGAGCTGTCGGTTTCAGATGTAAAAACCCTCCAAGAGTTGGGTGGGCAGGAAAATAGGCAAGAATACCGTCAACAAATATGCGACAATATTTTAGATAAGATTTCACAATATGCCGAAAATACGTCTGACTTGAAAGTCCGTGCTGAGATATTTGCTTGGTTACTGGCAAATGAAAGGCTGGAGATTAAATTTGCTTTTCCATCCCATGTGCAAGGCGCTGATCTATTTCATGCAAAGTATGGTGTTTTCGATTTCCCCTCCGGCGAGCGTGTCGCATTTATTGGTTCAGCCAATGAGACATACCGGGGGCATGCACAAAACTATGAAACTATAGATGTATATCGCGATTGGGTGCCCGGTGATGCGGGGCGCGTTGACGACAAAGCAGCTCAGTTTGATGAAGCCTGGGGCAACAAGGCTCAAGGACTAAATGTCCTCGCGCCATCAGATATCGTCCTAAAAAAACTCCGCGCACGCGCGCCGTCTGTGAGGCCAGAAATGCAAGAACCAGTAGTTCGGGAGGCTGTCGTAACCGACCCGCGATGGAGGCACCAAGAGGAGGCCGTGGATGCATTCCTTAAGCAGCGGGCTGGCATTCTGGAAATGGCGACTGGGACCGGTAAGACGCGGACATCAATTAAGATACTCGATAATCTTATAAATTCGGGGAAGATTGATCGGGCTATAGTCACAACAGATGGCACTGATCTTCTCGAACAATGGAGCATTGAGCTGGGCGAATGGGCTCTAGATTCATCGCGGCGCGAATGGATAATTTATAGGCATTTTGGGCGGCATCATGAAATGGCCGATTATGCTCGCACAGTCCATCCTTCGGTTTTGGTAATTTCAAGAACACAACTTGGTAAAGCTTTGAAGCAGATTTTGCCAGACGTTCGAGATAGAATGCTTATTATACATGATGAAGTGCACGGCCTTGGTCAGCCGGCCCTAGTAGATTCTTTGAAGGGAGGACACTCTAGGTTTGGATGGAAATTAGGACTGAGTGCAACTCCGGAGCGGGCGTACGATGATGGCGGAAATGCATTTATCGCGTCCGAACTAGGCCCCACTATTTTTGAATTTCCACTTGAGCGCGCTATCTCGCGGGGCGTTCTTTGTGAATTTGACTATATTCCTCTTGGCTACGAGCTAACCCAAAATGATCGGGATAGATTGCGGGATGTTCAAAGGAAAAAGGCAGCGCGACAGCATGCCGGAAATCCGATGTCCAAGGAAGAAGTTTGGATTGAATATTCTAAGGTTTACAAAACGGCTGAAGCTAAGCCGGATGTATTTCATAAATATCTGCAATCTAACCCAGATGTTCTAAAGAACTGCATAATTTTTGTCGAAACGATTGAATATGGGAGGCGGGTTCTCGAAATAATTGACCGATATACAAATAGATACCGTACTTACTATGCGGATGACGACCGGGCTGATCTTTTGCGGTTTGCAAGAGGAGAGTTCGACTGTCTGGTAACCTGTCACAGGATTTCGCAAGGGATAGACATTCAGGCTCTTGAAAATGTCGTGCTATTTGCGTCAGCCAGCGCAAAGCTGGAGACAATTCAGAGGATAGGAAGGTGTTTAAGGCTCGATCCATCACGGCCCGAGAAGCGCGCAAGAGTGCTGGATTTTGTACGTCCCACAAAGGACGGGGGTGGTGTTCCCGACGCCGATCAGGAAAGGTGCGCCTGGTTGACCAACTTATCGACGATTCGCAGAGGGGATGAAGTGTGAGCGCCCAAATTGACCCAGCGCTTGAAGCGGCGGTATTCGAGGCTGTAAAGGAGGCTGGTCAGCCAGATGCAACAGCTAGACGTCTCATTGGCTGGCTAACAGAGCTAAGCGGCGGCGAATTGACCGTCGATGATAATGAGCAATCCTTGAGGCTGGTTTTGAGCACGCTCATCGTAAAGGGGCGATCAAATGAAGATTGAGCTTGCAGGCTGGCGGAGTGAGGGCCTCCGCTGTCCCGACGTTGATATTGACTTACGTAGTCAGTCTGGCGGTGTCTCTCCAATATCCCTGATCCAGGCATCAACTGGTACCGGGAAAACGACTACCACTAAGCTCTTGAAGGCATGCCTACATGGGCGTGCTTCGAGCTGGTCAGCTGATGAAGTTCGTGAGTTTAGACGGCACAATGATCCGCGTCCCTCTGGTGTCTTTGCAGCAAAATTGGTCATTGATGGGCGCCCCTTAACCATTGAAATAGAGCTAGATTATGACGATGGTAGTGTAAGATACAGGACCACATCGCCAGATACTGGCGGTATGATTATGCATTGGGGCCCTCCCATGGAGGTGAGAAGATTCTTAGATAAACGCTTCTTGGATCTTTTCATTTTCGACGGTGAATTAGCAAAAGGTCTGCTTGATCCAGAACAGGCGCAAGCTGAGTTCGCCATTGATGCTCTGTGTCAGCTGTACCTACTTGATGAAATCGAGCAGGTGGCTGCAGCAGCTTGGGATAGAGAGACAAAAACGGCCACAGTCACAACTGGATCTGGGCTAAAGAAGTATACCGATCTTCAAAAGGCCATTTCTAACCGCAAGGATGTTTTAGAAAAGAACCGAGCTAAGGCTGTGTCTGAGCTTGAGACGGTTCAGGCAGATATTGCAAAAAACGAACAGCGTATTCGCGACCGGATTAGCGATGACACGACAACGCGCGACCTTCATACGGAAGCGTATAACGACAAGGTGCAAGCAGAAGCTGATGTCGAAAAATTTTCATCAATGCTGGCCCAGGCGTTGAGAAATCCCAATGCGTTGCATCCGATTGTCGGCAAATCCCTCAATTATTTGAAGGAAAATCTAGATAGACTTAGGCTCCCTGAAAATACGTCTGCTCAATTTTTTGAGGAAATTTTGCAGGAAAAGGAGTGCATTTGCGGTCGTCAAATGGATGAAGAATCCATCGCGCAGATCCGTCTCCGCTCGAAGCAATTTTTGGGCGAAAAGCAAATTGGCGTTATCAACGAGATCAAATCTGACATTGAGCGCTATATTTCAAATAGCAGCGACATTGATCCTTATGAAGCGCAAAAAGGTATCAGTCAGGATCTGGAGCAGTCTCGCATTCGCCTGAAGAAAGCGAGCCAACAGATTGCTTCTCTAGAAAATCAGTTAATCAAAGCGGGCGACGACAAGCTGGAAGAATGGAAGAAGCAGCTGGCGAATGCCAAGCAACGCGAATCTGAATTTATCGGCTTAATTGCACTCAATGACAAAGATCCGGAAGACGACCGATTGTCTTCGAGGAAGGACGACAATGAGGTTTTAAAATCTTTGTCGATACCACTTCTCACGCGAAAGCTGAAAGAGGTCGAGCAACGGATTTCAGAAATAACCGAAACTGTCGATCTTAAAGACCGGACAAATCTCCTTCAGCAAATTCTCCGAAGTGCGAATGATAAGGCTCAGATGAACATCAAATCTGAGTTGCTAGATGTCTGTAATCAGCGGTTGAAAGATGTCCTGGTCAATGATGTCTTGCAAATTGAGAGCATTGACAGCTCTCTGACCCTAGCAAACCAAAAGCGTGCGAGTGAGGGGCAGACTCTATCTGTAGGCTATGTCTTTCTGATGAGCATTCTGAACCGAGGGAACCATGATTTTCCCCTTGTTGTAGATAGCCCCGCGGGTAAGCTTAGCACTGAGCCTCGTGCCAAGATTGGTAGGCTTATTCCTTCATTGTGCGCTCAATTCGTTGCCTTCACCTTGGATACCGAGCGGCCTGGTTTTGTAACTGCTTTAGAAGAGGCCGGAAAGCAGATTAAGTATCTGACCCTCTTCCGGAAAACTGAAGGGACAAGTGCCCTGCTCAAAAACCTACCAGGCGAGGGGGTTGTGCAAACTGATAACTCAGTCGTGGTGAGCGGCCAGAAATATTTCCACGACTTCAACTACGAGGGCGAGTGATCATGGCCTACTTTCGTTTGCGCTCGGATGCTGAGAAGTGGTTCAAAAAAGTCGATAAGGGGCCAAAATTCGATATTTACTATTATTGCGCCCTTGTTGGCCTCATGGCACGGAGGCGAAACGAACCTGCGGGGGAAGCGAGCAAGGATGTTGTGGATTATTTCATTTCCGATTTTAAGCCCTATAAAAATCTTATTATAGGACTTGTTATAATTGCTGAGTTACAAAAAGCTCGTATCGATTTGACAGAAAAATCTGCAGTTAGGGAAGTTATTAGTCGAATTGTTGCGCCCGGCGAGACTGGCTTAACGGACAATGGTGTTAAGCTTCTTAATCAATATGCAAGTGGGGGATACGACTATCTTATCGAAACTGGCGCTCTGAAGCCTGAAACTCGTGAGGAATTCATGTTGAGTTACGCAAACATCATCAGAGACTGCTCGGTTGGGTTCGGGTTTCAGCATCTTTTAGCCTAACCATCCGATGCCCCTTCAGAATGTAGCCAGCTTTTTTGAGCGTTTCCTCCCACCCTTTTCTGAGGCTGACCTGACCCCCTGATTTTCCTCCACGATGGATTAGAGTTCGGCCCTTGGAGAGGACGGACGATGAAGCGAACGAGGTTTACGGAAGAGCAGATCATCGGGCTTTTGAAGGAGGCCGAGGCTGGCGCAAAGACGGGCGAGCTGGCCCGTCGGCACGGCGTGTCGGAGGCGACGATCTACAACTGGAAGGCCAAGTTTGGCGGCCTGGAGGTGTCGGAGGCCAAGCGTCTTCGGGCGCTGGAGGAGGAGAACACCAAGCTCAAGCGGCTGCTGGCCGACACGATGCTGGACAACGCGGCATTGAAGGATCTGCTGTCAAAAAAATGGTGACGCCTGCCGCGATGCGGGAAGCGGTTGCCCATCTTCAGGCCAGTCTGGGGATGAGCGAGCGGCGGAACTACGGCCCGGATCTAATCCCCGCTGGATGAAATCAGGGGGTCAGGT